GAACTCAAGGTCATGGGCTGGCAAAAGTTCTGGAGACCCTTTTATAGTTAGAGGGGGTTATCGTTGTCGGCACACTTGGATTCCAACAAATCCTGATTGGAACATATAAGGAGATATAAATGGCCGATGAACAACCAAAAGTAGAACAAACTACTGAACCAAATGTTTCTAATGAAACAACCCAAACTGAACAACCAAAAGAACAAACCCCAGAAAAAAAATTTTCTGAGGAACAAGTAAACGAAATAGTCAAAGCAAGATTAGCTAAAGACAGAGCATCTACTTACAGTAAATTAGGTGTTGATGATTTAGATACTGCAATCAATGCTGTTAAATTACAGAAAGAGGCAGAGGAAAAATCTAAAATTCAAAAAGGAGAGTTTGAAAAAATCTTAAAAGAAAAATCAGATGAGTCTTCAAAAAGAATTAATAGCTTACAATCTGAACTAAGAGACATTAAAGTTAATAAAGCATTATTGTCATCTGCATCAAGAAATAAAGCTATCAATCCTGACCAAGTTGTTGAATTACTAAAAGGAAATATTAATTTAAACGAATCAGGAAATGTTGAAATTCTAGATAAAAATGGTATAGCTAGATATAACAGTAAGGGGGAACTTTTAACTACTGACGAGTTAGTTAATGAGTTTTTAACACAGAACCCGCACTTTGTTTCTGCCTCTCCGAGTGGCAGTGGCTCAGTGTCAAATGTGGATAGGTCAGAACTCAGTAAACCTTTCAATCTGAGTGATTTAAATATGAATAATCCAGCGGACAAGAAGAGGTATGCTGAGTATAGAAAGCAGAGAGATTCTCAACCCACTAAGATTGTTCTTAACAATAAATAACCATTAAGGAGTAAAAAATGGCTAATGAAACGACAAGTAGCACGATATCAGAACTATATACTGAGATCGTAGCAGAGGCTTTGTTTGTAGCACAAGAGCAAAGCATTATGAGAGGTCTTGTCAGAAACTACACTATTGCTGGTGGTGGTAAGTCGGTTGAAGTTCCGATTTATGCAAATGTATCAGCGGCGGCAGTGAATGAGGCAACTGATCTTTCTAACACAGCGGTAAACCCAACATCTGTTACTATAACAGCGGCAGAGGTTGGTATTATGACAACATTAACAGACCTAGCAAGAAACTCAGCATCAAGAAATGTTGCGGCTGACATCGGCAGACTATTTGGCGAGGCGATTGCAACTAAAGTTGATACTGATTTAGCGGCTTTGTTTTCAGGGTTCTCAACAGAAAAAGGCCCCGGTGCTGGTGCTGAAATCACAGTTCAAGATTTATTTGAATGTGCGGCTGAACTAAAAACTAATAAAGCACCCGGCCCATACTACGGCGTGTTCCACCCTAAACAAATTTTTAATGTCAAAAAATCTTTGACTAATACTTTTGTTGGTAGAGACACAGACCTATCTAATGAGGCTATGAGAACTGGATTTGTCGGCAATGTTGCTGGAATACAAATCTTTGAAAGTTCAAACATAGCAGTAGATGGTTCAGATGACTCTGTCGGTGGCGTGTTCTCACAAGACGCTTTAGGACTAGCTATGATGCAAGACTTAAAAATTGAGTCTCAGCGTGATGCAAGTTTAAGAGCAGATGAGATTGTAGCTACGGCGGTGTTTGGCGTTGGCGAACTTCATGATTCTTATGGAGTTAAAATAACTGCTGACACTTTAGCGGCTTAATAAACAAAACAATTAAGGGGTGGTACACCCACCCCTTATCTGATATAAAAAATTATGACTATTGAAACTGTAAAACTTATTAATGATAAAAACGGCTCTATCATTGAAAGAAAAAAAGTAGATTACGAAAACAATGTGAACATTTGGACACAGCGTGGTTGGAGTTTACATGATGGCAAAGCTGTAAAAGCTAAGACTGAAAAACCAGT